TTAATGGCGATGATGCTATAAGTGAAATACTAGTTACAACATACCAAAAGAGTGGCGGTACAACAATAAATCTGATTCAATCTTCCGCCAATACATATTCAGGAACAAATCAAACAACAGGTGATTTAGAAATTAGAGGTAAACTTAACAAAATGGGTTTACGCTTTACCAAATTACTCAACTTCTTTTTTAATCAAAAACAACACGCTATAGATTCTTGGAATTTTTTAAAAGCTAAAGAAGAACTTAAGAAGAATTATTTTAATAAACATTAATCTTCGTTATACAAATCTTTTTTAGATTGTTGTTTTACTTCTTTATTTGTGGTGGTACATTTTTCACGAATAAGTTTTTCAACAAAAGAAAACATTTTTAGTCCGTTTTGTTCACAATAGTTTTTTAACAACTCATGTGTCTTACTTGTTATCTTAATATTTTTATCTCTTTTCATATACTTATCTTACATAAATATCACAAAAGTCTTACAAAAGTAAGACAATAGTCACACTAATTCGTATATATTCTATTTTTTCAAAATACTTTTGAACGGGATACTAATATTTATTATAAAAAGATAAGAAAAATAACTCTTAAAAAAATAAACTAATAAATGGCTTCACAAAAAGTATTCGTATCACCAGGTGTCTTTACCTCAGAAAAAGATTTAACCTTCGTAGCACAACAAGTTGGTGTGACTACATTAGGTCTTGTAGGTGAAACAGTTAAAGGACCCGCTTTTGAACCTATCTTCATTACAAACTATGAAGAGTTCTTAACGATTTTCGGTGGTCAAAACCCTGAGAAATTCTCTAATAATAAACCAAAGTATGAACTTCCTTATATAGCTAAAAGTTATTTAAGTGAGTCAAACCAATTGTTTGTAACAAGAGTACTTGGTTTAACGGGTTACGACGCAGGTGATGCTTGGGCAATCACTGCTTCAGCAGCAGCTGACCCATCAACAATTACTACAGCATCTACAACAACATTTACTGCTAACTTTACAGGTAGTACATACGCTAACATTAGTGATATAAACGCTCAATATTTGTACGATTTAGGTTTATTCCCTAACGGACCAACTTTAACAACTGCAGATGTTCCAGGTGTAACTACAGCATATCCTGACGGAATTGTTTGGAATAAAAATGGTTCTACATTTACTGGTACTTCGTTGGTTATCACACAAACTTCATTAACAGGTTTAAATGGTACTGTATCTGGTACTGTACTTACATATTCAGCATCAGCTTACACACAATATGACGGACTTGTTTTAGCTGTATTAAGATCAAGAGGTAGATACTCAAACGACCAATTAATTTGGTCTACTGACCAATCTGTTAATGGTCTTATCGCTAATATGGGTTGTGCTTCTGATTGTGGTCCAAATACAAACCCTCTAACGCAATTCCAATTATCAGCATACTCTGTTGGTTTATCAGCTGTAACAACTTACGATGTTTCTTTAGATAGAACAAGTAGAAATTACATCGCTGGTGTATTAGGAACTGATTGTCATGATAGAGGTACTCGTGTATTTGTTGAGGAGATTTATCCTAACATGTTACAAGACTTAATCGATGGTGGTTACATCTACGGTTTAGGTGCTGACCTTATTCACATCTCTAATATTGATAACTACAAACAACAATATCAAACACCTGAAACTCCTTGGATTGTATCTGAATTACGAGGTAATCAAGTTGTTAAGTTGTTCAAGTTCATCTCTATCTCTGATGGTTCTGCAGCAAACAAAGAAATTAAAATTTCAATTCAAAATATTAAACCTGACACTAAAGAGTTTGACGTTATAGTTAGACAATGGGATGATACAGATGCAAGACCTTCAATTCTTGAAACTTTCGTAAAATGTAACTTAGACCCAAGTTCTAACAATTTCGTAGCAAGACGAATTGGTACGGCTGACGGTGAAAACGTATTGAACAGTAGATTCGTTATGTTAGTAATGAATCCAAACGCTCCAATTGACGCATTCCCAGCAGGTTTCGAAGGTTATGTTGTAAGAGATTATGTTGGTACAAATGGTACGGCTTTACCTCCGTTCATTGACTACAAAACAACTTATAACCCTGAAAATGAAAGAATTAAAAAAGTGTATCTTGGTATTACTGACACTGTTGGTATAGACCAAAATATGTTCAACTGGAAAGGTCTAACTCAAGCAGGAGCTTATTGGACGGCAACAACTAAAGGTTTCCATATGGATAGTGGAGCAACTATCGCTGGTGACTTTGAAGTTGGTGAATTTGAATTCCGTGACGATATCGGTATCGAAGGAACTGAATATAAAAGTATTAACGCTAGAAAATTCACATTCGTACCTTACTTAGGTTTCGATGGTTGGGATTGTTATAGAACAGTTAGAACAAACACTGATAGATACCGTGTTGGTAAAGCTGGATTTACAGCTGGTGTTACTTACGGACAATTTACTCAGTTAGGCCCTCAAGACGGTACTTCTGACTTGTACGCATATTGGAATGGTATTAAAACATTCAAGAACCCTGAAGCGGTTAACATTAATGTGTTCGCAACTCCAGGTATTGATTACGCTGACAATAACTACTTAGTTCAAGAAACTATTGATATGGTAGAAGAGGATAGAGCTGACTCAGTTTATATCTTAACTTCTCCTGAAAATATCGAAGTTGAGAATGATGACCTATTAGTGGGATTTGGTTTCAGCCAAGTAACTATTAATGACGCTGAATCTTTAGTTGGCTTGTTAGATGCAGCAGACATCGACTCTAACTACACAGCCACATACTGGCCTTGGATTCAAGAGAAAGATAACGAAAATAATGTTAACGTTTGGTTACCACCAACATTGGAAGTTTGTAAGAACATTGCGTTAACAGATAATGTAGCTTTCCCTTGGTACGCAGTAGCTGGTTACAATAGAGGTCAAACTAACGCTATCCAAGCTCGTATCAAACTTACTGAAGATGATAGAGATACACTTTATGAAGGACGTGTTAACCCAATGGCAACATTCTCTGATATTGGTGTAGTAATTTGGGGTAATAAAAACTTACAAGTTAAAGATTCTGTTCTTGACAGACTTAACATTAGAAGGTTGTTATTACAAGCTCGTAAATTGATTACAGCGGTTGGTGTAAGATTATTATTCGAACAAAACGACCAAATTGTAAGAAATCAATTCTTGAACTTGGTTAACCCAATCTTAGATAACATCAGAAAAGAAAGAGGTTTAGCTGACTTTAGAGTTCAACTTTCTAACGACCCTGAAGAAATCGATAGAAATGAGATGAGAGGTAAAATCTTCTTGAAACCAATTCCTTCATTAGAATTTATCATCATCGAATTTAACGTAACACCTACAGGTGCAAGTTTCGATAACATTTAATAACTAAAATTGAAAAAGGAGACTATAAAATCTCCTTTTTCAAAAATTAGATATATTTATAATAAAAAAACGACTATGTCAAAAATTGTAAAAAAGAAACAACTTGATGTCCTAATTGAAAGTACTCTTAAAGAGGCAGGAATCGAAACTAAAAAGGTTGCACCTAAAAAAGAAGTTGTTAAGGAATCAGTAAAAGAACCTAAAAAAGAAGTTCTTTCTGAAGATTTCAAAAGAGAATTGGAAAAATTCAATAAATTAACATCATTTAATTACAAATACTAAACAAACAAAGAAATATGGCATCTGTTAAAAGATATAAAATTAGTAAGGACCAACTTGAGAGAGTTGTTGAATCATTTGTTATGGAATCAGCTAACATCGAAAGTAAAAAGGCTCCTGTGAAGAATCACATTCCTTCACAAAGTGCTGACGCTAAAAAGCACATTAAAAATAAAATGACTGGTAAAATGGTTGAAAAAGGTGAAGGTGTTCCTGCACCAGCAGCTCCTAAAAAGAAACTTTCTCAAGCACATGATGCCAAGAAACATATTTCTAAAGCAAAAGCTACTCATTCAACTAAAGCTAAAGTTGTAAAAGAAGGAGAAGGTGACGGAAACGTTCTTGATGGTAATGAAGTATGGAATATGATTAAAGGTGATATCCCTAAACTTCAACAAAAGATTCAGGCGGCAAAAGCAGGTAACTCTGATTTCATGACTGAACCTTTAACTGAAGAAGAACAAGGAATGTCAAATATGGCTCCTAAAGAAATTTACAACAAACTTTATCCAAGACTTAAAGAAGCGGTTAAAAGTTTAGGCGCTGTTAGAGAAGATGGTTCTGTTGACATGGAATTACTTAAGAATGAAGCTAAAAGAAAATCATTCATGGGTAAATTATTAATGAACTTAGGTATTGGTACTTCAATGGCAGGTATCGTAACTACAGTTGTTACTTGGTTACTTAAAAATGAAATCTATAAATCTATGGATTCAGGTTTATCTACAGGTTTAGCAATCGGTGGGTTAGGTGTTCTTATTGTTGGTGGTATTATCGCGTCAATTGGTCAACCTAAGAAAGAGGCTGGAGAACAAGGTGAAATGGCTCGTAAACAAATGGCAAAAAAAATGGGACAATAATCCCTAAAGTATATTAAAGAAAAACCCCGACAAAATCGGGGTTTTTTTATGCTTATTTTTTAATTGATTTTTGTTGTGGTTTAATTACTTCATCGATAATTCCATAAGCTAAAGCTTCATCAGCTGATAACCATAAATCACGTTGTGCATCTTTTGTAACTTGTTCTGCAGTTTTACCACAGTATTCACCTAACAACTCAAATAAAATTTGGTTGATTTTTTCCCATTCGTTCATTGTGATACGAGCATCTTGGATATTACCTGTAGCTCCACCACTTGATTGGTGTAACATTGTTTTCGAAAACCTTAAAGAACTTCTCATACCTTTTGTTCCTGCTCCCAATAATACAGAACCCATTGATGCTGCCATACCTGTATTAATTGTGGCAATTGGGTTTGGGATGTACTGCATAACATCAACCATTGAAAGTCCTGACTTCACAGAACCACCAGGTGAATCAATATGCATTGTAATTGGTTTTTTAGAATCTTGTTGAGAAAGGAAAAGGAGTTGGGCTTGGACGATAGTGGACATTCTATCATTAACGGGACCTGCCACCCAAAGTAAACGGTCCATCATTAATCGGTCAAATACGGACATAACCGCCACATTCATTTGACGTTCTTCAATAACCGCAGGGGTCATACTATTTTGTACCATAGGAAGTTTCGACATGAAACTTTCATAAGAGTGTAATGTGTGAGAACCAATTCCTTGGTCTTTAATTGCAAATTTTTCGAATTCGTTATACATGTTTATGAATTTTGTTTAGATAAAGATATTTATAATAAAATTAGCAGTCAATCTGCGAAAAATAAAAAATAGCATATTTATATAAAAAAGATAACAAACATTAAAAATACACAACTATGGCAGATTTATTAATGCGAATGCCCGTTCCTTATGAACCAAAAAAGCAGAATCGTTTTATCCTTAGATTCCCTTCACCTCTTGGAATTCAAGAGTGGTTCGTAAAAACAGCATCAAGACCTAAGATTTCTCAAGAAGAAACTGAAATTCAGTTCCTTAATACATCGACTTGGGTAATTGGTCGTTTTACGTGGGATACTATCGATGTAACGTTCCGTGACCCGATTGGTCCTTCTGCGGCACAAGCTTTGATGGAGTGGGTTCGTCTTCACTCGGAATCTGTAACAGGTCGTCAAGGTTATGCAGCTGGTTATAAGAAAGATATTGAATTAGAACTTCTTGACCCAACTGGTGTTGTAATCGAAAAATGGATTCTTCAAGGTACAATGTTAACAAACGTTGACTTTGGTTCATTAGATTACTCAACTTCTGATATCACAGAAATCACAGGTACTCTCAGATTTGACCGCGCGATCCACGTATTTTAAAATTTCTCTGTCGAAGTCGACTTTACTATCCCTTTTAGCATATTTATCGCTAAAAGGGATTTTTTATGCAACACATTTGTAAAATTTGTAATCAAGAATTAACAAACCCACAGGGGTTATCGGCTCATTGTCGTTTAAAACATAAAATGAAAGCCGAAGATGTTTATATCGAATACTTATTAAATGGAATACCACCAACTTGTGCCTGTGGTTGTGGTGAAAGGCCAAAATATTTAGGTATTTATGAAGGCTTTAGAGAATATATTCACGGTCATATATCAAGAGTTCACAATAATTGGGGTCATAATAAGAAAGCTAATGATAAAGCACATGAAACTCAAAAAAAAATGCACCAAAATGGTGACTTAGTTATATGGAACAAAGGTCTAACCAAAGAGATTGATGAACGTTTGGGTTATGGTCACAAAATTTCTGACAACAAAGAGCGTTCCGAAAAAATATCTAAAGCATTAAAAGGTCGTAAAAGACCAAAAGAAGTTTTGGATAAATTAAATAAAGGTATGTTGGAGTATTGGTCTAAACCTGAAAATCGTGATGCAAAAAGATTATCACAAGTTAAGTATTTACAAGAAAAACAAATTAATCAAAAATCCAAACTAGAACAAAAGTTTGAGGATTTATTAACCGAACTTAATATTCAATTTATTAATCAACATCCTTTAAATGGTTATCTATACGACTTCTATATTCCCAAACATAATATTTTAATTGAGGTTGATGGTGATTGGTTTCATTGTAATCCCGATGTTCATCCTGAGGCAATTCATGAAATTCAAAAGTTTGTTAAAGAAAATGATGAACGTAAAAATATAATTGCAAAAGAAAACAACATCCTGCTTTTAAGATTTTGGGAAAAAGATATAAATGATTCAATTGATTCGGTAAAATCCAAATTATCTGAATATTTATAATAAAACAAATTTTCTATGAAAATGGATAAATTAAAATCGATTGAAGTTGCTAACAAAAGGTTACTAAGAGAGTCGTTTTGGGATGAAGATAATGGTACTATCACTGAAGATGAGTTTGAATGGGTTAAGGGTCTCGATGTTGATGCTGCCGAAAAAGAAATTTATAAACCATTTAAGGATATTGCATACGAATGGGATGTTGACGCTAGAGCAATCTATGATACACTTATATAATTCGGGGTTAGACAACCTAGTCAGTTAAAAGAAATTGGTGAACTTCTATATGGTGAGTTTGACGGTGTTTATGATAGGGGAAAAGATGTTGGTTATGACCACGGTAGGGATGATTGTACTTGTGATGGGTGTTGTGATGAATATATGTGATGACGAAGATGATTGTTGGGATGATATGTATAATCTTGTTCCTAGAGATGTAACAGGTGGTGATGACTATTATCCTGCAGCAGTAAGAGATTTAAGTGTTACTTTTTTTGATGAATCTGGTGTTGAAAGGTCAGTTACTATGAAACCTTTAACTAAAAGATACACACCTAAAGACTTTGGTAGTAGATGGTAATGAAGGATAGAATTCGTAAAATATTAAAGGAAAATGATTTTGAATGGATTTCGGAACTAGATTCTGACTTACCTTTTGAGGTGTCTTCTACACCAACAAATAGACCAAAAAAATCAAATTATTTCAAAATTAAAACTCTATGGAGTTATGGTGATTTATCATTAAGAGAAGAATTCGAATTTAATCCTGATAGACCAACATCTTTTGAATGGTTTAAAAATGTTTGTAGGTTTTACAACAAACTATTAGGTTCAAGAGCTGAAAGATGGAGAGATGTCTCTGATTTAGCCAAAAGTATCGGTTTAGGTTTGGGTTCATACGATGATGAAGAAATCTACGGTACACCAAAAGATATGTCTGACTATGTTGTTGGTACTGATTATCCAGCTTGGTTAGATGAGGTTGACATATATTATTACGATAAAGGTGGGGTTGAATATCCCGTTAATTTAAAGGATTAATGAAAGATTTAATTAATGAAAATATTAAAAGAAAACGATGATTTGGGGTGGGCTAATGATCTTGTCAAAGGTCAAGAACTACCTTTCAAGATATTAGGTCCAACAAAACCACCACCATTGAAGAGAAATATATTTGTCATAAAATCCGAATGGATGTCAGGGGATGCTGACGCATATAATACTGAAACACATTCTTTTAAAGAGAATGATCCCGAATCGATGGAGTGGTTTATTCACGCCTGTAGAGTTTACAAAATTTTAAAAAGTAGTCGTTGGGGTTATCATGATTGGAATGATTTGAATAAATTATTAAATCCACATGGTTATTTTACTAGGAGATCTAAAGATACTTCTGGTATTGAGGTTTCAGATTTTATTGAAAGGGATGTACTTAGTGATGGACAAGTTCCAGCCAGTCTTGAGGATTTAGATATAAAATATTACGATGCTAACGGTATCGAACATGATGTGGTATTAACATGAAAAACTTAATTAAGAAAATATTAAATGAGGTTAACGTACCTCATCATTACCAACCGACAGGTAATAGTTGTGGGCCAACTTGTTTAAAGATGGTTCATGATTTTTTTGTGGGTGATAGATTTAAAATATCAGATATTTGTCGTGCCTGTGGTACCGATTGGGTTGTGGGAACACCTCCTGATAGAATGATAAAAGGTTTAAAATATATGGGAATTCAATATGTTGAACATATGATGGAAGAAGACCCATACCAATCACTTAAAGATTCTATCGATAAAGGGCACCCTTGTATTGTTAGAGCTAACGTACACGGAACACCACATTGGATTATTGTTGTTGATTACGATAATGACACACTTATGGTTAACGACCCTTGGTTAGGTAGATTAATCTACGATATTGATGAATTTGATGAGATTTGGTTTTCTGGTAGAGATAAGGTTCGTGAATATTTCTATTATGAAATTTTAGGTGGTGATAAAAGTGTTTTCCCTAGTGAAGAACAATCTCCGTGGGAAGAGGATGAGGAAATAGAAAATTATGACGATGAAGAGGACTATATGGAAGATGAACCTGAAATGTGGTCTCAAGAATGGATTGAAAATATTTTAGAAATGGCTAGACAAGCTACTGGTAATGAGACATTATCGATGAGTGATTTAGCTGATTTTGATGAAGAAACAGGACACCAAGATTGGAGTTCGGGTGAAGCTCTTTTAAATGCCTTTGTTGAATGGTTTGGTGGTGAGATGGGTGGAAGTGAAGATGAAGAGGAATATGAAGAAGAGGTGAATGACGAAAGATATGGAACTCAATTAAGTTTAGAGTTTCCCTATAGTGATGAATTAGAAATATCTAATTTCACATCAGAAAAAGAAATTTTAGATGCTTTAAAAATAGGGTTGAAAGTTTTTGAAGGTCAAATGGGGCAGAAAGAACTTTTAAATTACTTGGCTAAAGCTGCTGATTGGGAAATATCTGTTAAAGCAACTTATCAAGGTAAGATTGTTGGTTTTTATTTATTATCTGAAAATCAGATGGGTGATTATATCCATCACTACATAGTGAGAGATTACAATTGTTATTCAATGCAACAATGTAATAAGAAACACCCAGGTTCAATTAAAGTTGACCCTTTGAAATTTAAAAATTTAGATGGTGTTGAGGGTGTTGCTTTAGGTATCGATCCTGACTATAAAGGGTTGGGCATTGGTAAGGCTTTAATAGAGTACTCACAAAGTTTACCCTATGATTATGTATGGGGTCAACAATATGAACATTTAGGTAATATCCAACATTGGATTAAAAGACGTGAAGTTGCTGCATACTTCCCAGGTTTATATTTAACATATCAAATGTTATGAGAAAACTAATAAAACACATATTAAACGAATCTTTCCTAGTAGAAAAGGCAGCTCAGTAAAAAAATTAAATAATCATGCTCAATATAAAGCATTCTTTATAAAGTTATTTGGTAAACCCCAACCGAAGGTTCTTTCTTCTTTTGGGTTTTCGTACCTGTTTTCACCCAAACTCTCAACAATTTTAAGTCCAAGTTCATAACCGTTTTGAACATCATCTACGATAACGTATTCAGCGTCAGTATGGTATCTATAATATCCAGCCGCCAAGTTTAAACAAGCTATGTTAAACTTTTCCATGATTTGCCATACGTCAGTATATGGGTGATAAGCCCAATCTTTAATACCGTGTTCAGTAATTAACCCTGAAACCTTGTTAGCAAATTCACTCTTTTGGTTGAATAAGTATCTACCCATTAAAGTTAAACTCATAGAGTTACCTTGAGGTGAGTCGTATTGAATAGCGTAACCTACATTCTTGAAGAATTCAGGGTCAGCATACATCGATCCTTTACAACCAATTTCTTCGGAAACGAATAAAGCGATTTTTACATTTGGCAATGTATCCAACATTTCTAGTGCCAAATAAACACCACATTTGTCGTCACCACCAATACCAGAATCTCTTTTAGTTACACCGTCTATACCACGTAGAATAACCTTACCATCTTTTTCTTCTTGAACAACAGTTAAGTTTTTGTTTACCTTATGTACGGTATCGGTGTGGGCAATAAAACAAGGGAACCATTCAGCCTCACCCTTAGTTGCGTATATGTTACCATGTTCATCAACATAGTGGTCATAATCCTTTTCAGTTAAAACATTTTTTAGATACTCAATCATCAACCCCTCATTACGAGAATAAGTAGGAACAGAGAGAACTTCTTTCAAACGATTAAGTTTATCTTCAGTCATTTTCATATTATTTAAGTTTAATTATATAAAGATAGGGATAATTTCTGATAAAGCCAAATTTATCAGAGAAAAAAATAAAAATAGTGTATTTATTAGCAGAACCTTTACTATTAGAGGTAGAGTTTTATGATTAATAAGAATAACAAAATTAAAAAAAGTTTTTAAATATGTCAAATAAAAATCAAACTCAAGAAGTACAATTTCAAATTCCTTTTGATGTAATTCCATTACCATCTAAGGGTCTTCTTTACCCAGGTCAAGAAGGTACTGTTAAAGTTGAGTATATGACGGCAATGGACGAAAACGTCCTTACATCACCTAACTTAATTAAAAGTGGTAAAGTTCTCGACATGTTGATGGAGAGAAAAATTAAACAATCTCCAGTACCTGTTGATAAACTATTGGTTGGTGATAGAAATGCTATCATGATTTGGTTACGTGCTACGGGTTACGGTGAAATGTATCCTGTTAAATTAAATGACCCTACAAGTGGTGTTGAATTTGAGACAGAAATTGATTTAACCACACTTAAAACAAAAGAACTACCTGAAGGTGTTGAACCTGATGAAAAAGGTGAGTTCTCTTTTACATTACCAAAATCTAAAAAGAAAATTAAATTTACTCTTTTAACAGTTGGTGATGAGAAGACCATTCTTTCGAGAGCAGAAAAATATGAGAAAGCTACGAAATCACAAATTTCAAACGCTTTAACATATAGATTACAAGCACAAATTAAAGAAATTGATGGTAATAGAGATATTAACTTCATTCAACAATTTGTTAATGTAATGCCAGCTTATGATTCTCTAAAATTTAGAGAATTCTCAGACTCAATTGAACCAGGTATTGATATGTCGGTCGAGGTGGAGGGGCCGACAGGCACATTTCAAGCTCCAATTACCCTCGGACTCAACTTTTTTTGGCCTAACGTCAGAGTATAATCTAGGTCTCCGTAAAGAGATTTGGTACTTTGTTAAACATATGAACTTCTCATATGAAGCAACAATGAGTCTTCCTGTATGGGAAAGAAGAATTTATCTAGACTTATGGCAAAAAGAATTAGAAGAACAGAAAAAAGAATACGATAAGATAAAATCTAAAAAAAGATAATGGGACATATTAAGTACCATTTTTCTTTTGTAGTGATATTTATAAAGAAACTGCAATGGATATTAAAAAAATCATAAAAGAATCTTTGTTAAACGAGGCTGATGTAAATCCGGCTAAGTTACCTTCCATTAAAAATAGAGAAGCGGGTGGTACTGCAGCTTTAGCACGTGCACAATACCTACAAGGTAAGGTTGAAAAAAATCTTAGTTCTTTGGGTGTTTATGGGATTCAAGGATACATGGAAGAACAGGGAATCTACTCAATAGAATTAATACAACAATATGGGCCTTTCCATTTTAAATTCAAAACTGAAGGTGGTAAAGTTTTCGATGGTGAGGCTAAATACGATAAAACTTATTCCCAACTATTTAAATCTATTGCTTTGGTGTTTGTTAGTGGTAGTGTTAAATTATTAATAATCTTCGAAAGAAATTCAATCAATAGAAAATACCTAGGATTAAACAAAAAACAATTAGTAACTAAAGGACTTCAAAAAGATGAAGTATTCCCTGTTTTAATCTTTACGGAAAGTGAAATAAAAAACAAAACTGGTGATGTCATTAAAAATATGAATAAAAAACCAGGTAAGATTAAAATTATTGATATAGGTATTAAAAAACCATCCAAAGAAAAATACGCAATATTCTCTAAAAAAGATTACGTACAGGTTAAAGGAAATATTCAAATCACTAGTGGTGATATTAAATCTTTAGCTGATAGAGTAACAGCGGATAGAATTCAAAAATTATTAAACAATGGTGTTTTCTTTGTAAGATTATCAGAAAAAGAACCACAAACTATTGTTTTATCAGATAGACCTAATATTGGGGGTGAGTTTTTGGTTATAGAATCAGATGAATCTATAAATGAGGCTGAACCACAAGAATGGACAAATGTTAATGTTACTATAGGTAAAAACGCTATGGGTAATTATACATGGCCAAATGTTAGAGGTACTATCAAATATTTAAGACCCGTTAAATAATGGCAAATGACGATTTAAGAAGTCGAAAGGCCCAATTAGAGGTAGAAGAACAGATAGCCGAGGCGATAAAGAGATACACCGCCTCCTTAGAGAATTTTGCCGAAGCTCAAAAAAAGATTGCTGAAAACTATAAATTAATGAAAAAGATTTCCCAAGAAATGGAAATCATTCAACAAGAAATTACTGAGTTAGAGGCACAAGGTACTGAAGAGAGTAAAGAAAAGGCGAAAAAATTAAAAGAAGAATTAGATTCATTAAAACAACAACAACAAGTTTTAATTGGTATTAATAAAGAATTAGCTAAGGGTAAAAATTTAACTAAAGTTGTCCGTAATGAACTTATCAATTGGGGTAAAAATTTAAAATCTAAATTCATACCGTCTCTTAGTGAGGTTTTTAATACATTCCTAAAATTAAATGATTTAGCAATACAAACATCAGTGAACATTGGTTTATCTGGTGAAGGTATGGCACTTATGAAGAACAACATCCAAGGTTCTCAAATGGCTTGGGCAGAATTAGGATTTGATTTAGAATCTTCAGGAAAAATACAACAAGCCTTAGCGGATGAAACGGGTAGACAAGTAGTACTTTCTCAACAAGTTCAAGAACAAGCCGCCTTAACAGCGAGAGCTCTTAATATGCAGGGTGATGAGTTAGGTCAATTAATTGGTCAAATGGACCAGTTTGGTTTAGGTTCTGAATTAGCAATGTCTTCCATTATGGATATGCGTATTGAATCAGAAAAAATGGGTGTTAACTCAGGAAAGGTTATCAAAAAGTTTCAACAAAACATGGAGTTGATGAACAAACTTAATTTCCAATCAGGTATTAAGGGACTTCAAAAAATGGCAGCTCTAAGTGAAAAATATAAGATTGAAATGTCTGCTGTAGCGTCAGCTGCTGATAAGGCATTCAAACCTGAAGGAGCTATCGAAATGGCAGCTCAATTACAAGTCTTAGGTGGTAGTTTAGCCGAACTAGGTGACCCATTTAAATTGATGTATGAGGCTCGTAATAATCCTGAGAAGTTTATGGAGGATATTACTAAAGCCGCTAAAGCATCAGCCGAATGGGACCCAAAAACGAAAGAATTTAAAGTAAGTGCTTACGAAATGGATAGATTACGTGTTGCTGCTGAAGCTACAGGTATGTCAATGGAAGACTTAGTTAAGACAGCCAAACAAGGGGCTAAATTAGATATGTTCGAATCTATGTTGTCGGGTAGAAATTTAAATCCTGAACAAAAAGATATGTTAACAGGTTTAATGGAAGTTGGTAAGAATGGTGAGATAATGATTAACGGTACTGACATTAAAAATTTAGATGATAATGCATTAAAGAAAATAACACAACGTGAAAGTGAATTACAAGCTTTAGCTGACCAAGCAATGTCATCTGAAAAAGAATTAACCGCCATAAAGAATATGATTATGGTTGGTGTCGTTAAATTCTTCACAGAAAATGAGGCATTAATAAAAGAATTCTTAAGTGGTGTTAAATCTGTAGTAAGTTTCTTATTACAAATATTTAGTCCAACAGGATTGTTAGCAACCGGTTTAGGTGTATACTTCGGTTCGAAAGTTTTATGGCCAATGATTCAAGGTAGAATATTTGGTTCTTCAGCTGCTGCAGCTTTTAATGCTGGAACAGCTGGGGGTGGTGGTAAAGGTGGTTTCTTTAGTAAACTTAATCCAATGAATTGGCGTAAAAAGGGTGATGGAGCTATGACACCTCAAAGTACAGCAGCTCCAACAACTACACCTACTCCAGGTCAACAAGGTCCTGGTGGTATAACTAAAGGGATTAATATGACAGATATGATTAAAGGTGCGGCAGCAATTTTAATTTTATCCGCTGCTTTATTTGTTTTCGCTAAATCACTCCAAGAATTTGATAAATTACAAAATGGTTGGGAAACTTTGGGTATGGCAGCAGTTGGTTTATTAACACTGACTGGGGCATTATTCTTAGTGTCTAAAATACCAACTGAAGGAGTTCTTAAAGGAGCCCTCGCCATAGTAGCGTTAGGTGTTGCCATGATTCCGTTAGCTTACGCAATGTCACTTATGCAGGGTGTTGATTGGGCTGTGTTAGCCGTAGCCACGGGAGCTATTATAGGTTTTGCGTTTGCTGGTATGTTCTTAGGTGAGATGTTAGCTGGACCACAATTCTTATTCTTCTTAGTAGGTTTAGGTGCTTTAATTTTAGCAGCCGGAGCCCTCTCAATTGCAATGTGGTTATTATCGTATGGATTGGAGGCAGTAGCACCACCGATGGAGATGTTTATGAATAGTATTTCAGCACTACCACAATTAATACTACCTTTAATGATGTTAGGACCTGCATTAAGAATGGCAGCTTTAGGTATATTCGCCTTATCAGCCTCATTACATGCTTTAGGTATGGCATGGTGGTTTGGTGGTGGAGCTTTTACTGAGATGACTGAAACTATAGGTACAGCATTACAAGGAATAGACCCTTCAGGATTAAATGCTTCCATCGAGGCAATAAATTCTGTCGATATGGAGAAACTTAATGCATTGAAAGAATTATCACTTTGGATGTCATTGTTAGGTTCTACAACAACAATCAAATTCGATGAATCATTATCGATAGATGGTTCGATTGAAATTTCTGGAGAAGGTGGTGGAAAATCTAATACTGATTGGATTAAAGACCCTATTTTCGTTTCCAAGTTAAAAGAGTTAATCGCAACTCAAACTCAAAAGGATTTAAACGGAGGCAAAGCTTAATATTTATTTAAGCTGCTTTTATATTATTATTTGCTTAAGCTTTAAGGATCTGCTGCTAAAATTGTCAAGAAAATATCATTAAGTAAACTATATCAGATTATTTCTTTTAATATAACGATTAGTGTAACTACATAATGGTTTTAAATTGGTATAATGAAACAATTTAATAACCTCTTCTTTTGTTTTTGCCGATGATAGTGGAATTACATGGTCTATATCCCATCCGTAATTTAATTCACCATTACACTTACCATAATTATCCCAAGACATCCAAGGATCAAAATTAGATTCCAAATAGTTCTTGAATTCCAAAAAAGAACAACCAAGTATAACATTAGAAGTACTACTTTTCTCGTAACCAGCACTTCTAAGTGTATTAATGATGTATGTTCTAATATCTGACGATATTTTATATAACACGTCTTTTTCTCTTCTCTGTTTTTGATAGGATCTATTATACTCTTTTAATTTTTCTTTATTAGCTTCCTTATACTTTTTCACCTTCTCTTTATACTCAACCGTGTTTTTATTTTTTCTATAATACTCTTTCTGATATGATTTATCTAATTCATAACTTTTTAGATATTGTTCTCTTATTCTATCCCTATGTAATTCTTTATATCTTTTATTATATTTTTTTCTATCTTCTTTGGTCATTTTACTTTGGTTGTTTTATTACTAAGTTTTTATATTGTTTCTATAAATATTTTAATTTTAAAAAGTGTAAGATAAAATCATTAAAAAGATATTTATAGAAAAAGATTTAAAGGAATGCCATCAAATCAAATAAACCCATTCAATTACGACATAGATAGTTTCGATAGTGGTTTTCTCGGACCAATATCAGATACTAATTTTAGAAATTGGTTATTTTCACACAACTTGCCAGTTGTTAACCCAGTTATTGGTGGGGTTATAAGTAATGCTTGGGGAGATAGAGGAACTGAATACGATGTTTCCCAATCTAACCCAAATGTCCCCGATGTTCCAAATTTAACAGATGTTGCTAACACACCTTCTGTTTACAACAATTTAACTAATCCAAGACAAGTAAATTTATCAAGTAATATTCCAAGTGTTAATCCTCAAGTTGCTGCAGCAGGAATCACCAATCAAGATTTAGGTGTGGATGCAGCAACTCTACTAAATCAAAATAGTAGTAATATAGATTTACCTTCAGCTGAAGATGTATCTGATACACCGTCAGCTTACAACAATTTTACATATCCTAGACAAGATTCTCTAGATAAAAATCCAACATTTGTTGAATTAGCTACTTGGTATCCTAATTTAATACCAACCATTAATCAATATGGTAACGCTAAAGGTACTAACTATGGTGTACCACAGACTTTAAAATTAGGTTATGCAGGTAACGTAGAATCTTGGGTAAGTGATGGTGGTTATATAACAACAACATCCGAAATTAGAGATGCTGTTTATTTTAGACAAAACAACGTTTGGGGACCTAGTGAGATTATCCAATATAATACCTCAAACAGTATTATAAATCAAGATGGAGCTATTGTTGTTTCTAACAATGAAGTATTAGTTGGTAACACGGGGTTTAAAGAATATAACACAAACGTACAAGGTGACTTTAGAGACCAACTCTTTAGTAGATCTCTTGGTGTAGGTGTAATACCATTCTCTCAATTTAGTTCAGGTATTAACTATAAACCTGATGGACAGAATCCTTCAGAGTTAGATGTCATTGCTCGTAAGAAAAGAGGTGTTGAATTAGCTAACAGATTAAAACTTAATTTCGTTGACAATACTGTTGGCGCTATCAACGTTAATCCGTTTGGTTTATTGGGTGGTGGTAACTTATTACAACGTAATTATTCTATTACCGTACCTAAATCAGGTGTTGGTAAGGCTGCGAAATTTATTGCAAAACTAGCTGGACTTAATGTTCCTATTAGTATTATACCTGATGGTGCTTTTGATACTATTCTTAGTACGGACCCAGCTAAAGATGTAGACATTACAAACGATATATTAGATTACACGGGTAGTGGGCAAAAATCATTATTATTCGATGCTCTATATACAAACAAATA